TAACAAGTTTGGATACAAATATGAAGCACCCTAGAATGACAGCAATATTTAAAGATGCTGTATGGAAAAATCAAAAGCCTGGATTTTATGTTGAAATCGGTGCATTTGATGGAAGAAAAAAGAACAGCACTATTATATTAGAGAAGGCCGGATGGGAAGGCGTATGTGTAGAACCAACTCCTGCAAGTTATGCACAACTTGTAAAAAATAGAAATTGTAGATGCGAAAATGTTGCTATTTGGAAAGAAGAAACCTCAATAGAATTTAGTACATATAATAACGATCCTGCCTGGAACGGAATTACTGAAACATTAGACCAGTATCATCTTGATAGATTGAGCATGGCAGAAAGTATTACTGTTCCGACAAAAAGCTGGGCAAGTATGAAGTTTCCTACAACTGTTGATTATTTACAAATTGACGTTGAAGGTGCTGAACTTACTATTATGGATTGTATTGATTGGGATACACAAAAAATTCATTATATATGTATAGAAGATAACGGCAGTAAGTCAGGTGATCTGACTTACTACAATTATATGAAAAATTTAGGATATCAACTTGTTGTACAACAGCACGTTGATTACCTATGGTTTAAAGACTAGCGTCTTCCATTCCTGCAACACGTAATTTAACAATGTTAGTAATTTGCCATTGTTTCTGATCGAGTGCTTTAAGTACACCCAACCATTTGTTGCGTATTAATGCAAACTCGTTGATAATTTTTTCGTAGTCGCAAACGTCACTTTCGCCGTCTACGTACTTTTCAACGTCTCTACTGCTTAACGCACGTTGATAGTTTTCTAGATATTTTTTGAAAAACGAGCTACGCAGTTTACGTAGCTCAATATTCATAAATTCAAGAATTGCTTCAATTTCTTGTAATTGATTGAAACGATGTTCGACAATGCCTGGCATCATACTGGCTTGCTTTTCAACATTACCTACTAGCTTGCATTCTGCTTTAGCTGATTGTAGTTCTGTTTCAAAGTATTGTACAGCCGCAGGAATCTCGCCTATGTTACGACTTACTCGACTATACCAACCTGCCATTACTCATCCCATTCATCATCATCGTATTCAATATCTTCATCAAGATCTAAATAATACTGGATAGCATCATCTAAGTCTTTATCGTGTCCCATACATCCTTTGAAAGCAATATCATCAACACCGTAGTCAGCAAGTAGATCAACAAACTTTTCTGCTGTCATCTCTACTTGCTTTTTGTCTAGATTGGGTTTAAATAAGTTCCAGATATCTGCAATCTGCTCTTCATTCATTTTCAGTAATTTCCTCAACTAAGTTATCATCGGTATTTACCAAATTGGCATCTAATTCAGCTAATTCTGCTTCTCTTGCCAACCGTTCAGCTTCTGCTTCTTCGGCTGCAACTTGTGCTTCTTTAGCTGGTAAATCTGCCATAACTTTGTCGAGTAGATCACCTGTCCAACGTTTGCGGAATTCAATGATTACTTCACCATCACTGGTAATGTATTCATAACGATTACCTTTCTTTTCCAACAAGCCTTTTGCATCCATCAAGTCAAACATACCTGAATATGGATCCATGCCTGTTTCGTATGGAATCTCAACTTGTACACTTTCAAACGGTTTATTGTAACGTGTTTTCATTACCTTACACGCTGCTCTAATACCATGCACTTGTGATGTTTTGTTGCCGTCTGCGTCCACTTTAAGTTTAAGTTTCTTCATAGCAACAACCATTGAACTTGCATACACAAAGCCTGAACCGCCTGAGATCTTATCATCTGGATCAAACATATCTTGCGATGCATATGTGTGGTTAGTAACGCACATACCTACATTGTACGATCCAAACATATTCACACAGTTAGTTACAAGTGCCTTTAGTGCCTTTGCTTTACGACCAAAGTCACCTTTCATATCACCTTTTTGGAACTGGTCCATTTCAGTTGGTGACATAAGCATACCAAGCGAGTCGACTACAAACAATACTTTAGGACGTTCTTCTTCCGGCATTTTTTTATAGTCTTCCATAAACGTACTAACAGTCTTAGCAACATCATCAATCATTGCCATGTTAAGTTTAAGAAGTTTATCTTCACTTGTATCTACTTTTAGTGCTTGTAGCCATGTTTCGTCAAGTGCGTTTTCACTGTCAATAAGAACAACAAAAATACCTTGATCTTGTGCGTACTTTACAATATTACCTGACACAATGTAGGATTTACCTGCGCCTGATTCTCCTGCAAACACACTTACTTTGCCTAGCGGAATACCTTTTTGAAAGTCGCCACTTAGCAAATAGTTAAGCGCAAAGTTACCTGTACTAATCCAGTCTGTAGGATCGTTAAAGCCTGCGCTCATACCTGTAATAGATTTTGTTAATGAATTTCGAAACTTTGAAGGATCGAATGCTTTAGTAGCCATGTATTTCTCCTATTAAAATATGTGTAATAAAAAAGGGTTGCAATTCAATAATGCAACCCTTTTCATTTGCATTAACCTTGACGTGAACGAATCATTGCAAGAATATCTTGCGCTCCGCCTGCTGTTTCTGCTGCTGGTGCTGCCGCTTCAGTTGTTGCCGCTGGTGCTGCTACTGGTGCTGCTACTGGTGCTGCCTCTGCTACTGGAGCAGGTGCTGTACCTATAGATTGCGATGCTGGTGCTGGTGCTCTATTTTGTGGATCACCAGTACGTGCTTGCATACCAGCCGGACGGAAGTAATTACTCCAACGATCCGGATCATATGCTTCTCCGTCAACACTTGCTTCAAACATTTCAGTTAATACTTTAACTGCTGTTTCGTCAGGTTTCTTAGGAAGGAAGTCGTTTAAGTTAAACAACCCGTTTGTGTTTACTGCATTCATTTCAGCATCGCCTAGAGGACGCTCTCTACGTGCCCAACTAGATGTTGAATAGTCTGCATAACCACCTTTTGATCCTTTTGACAAACGGAAGTCTACACCAGCAGTATAATCTGTTGGTAGTTCTTCCATGTCTGGATCCATTAGTGCTGCTTTAATCAATTGGAAGATTTGTGGACCAATGATAAATCTACGCACAGGATTCTCAGGTGCTGAATCATCAGCTAATGGATTGTCTGTAACAAATCCTTGGAAGATGTATGAACGTTTCTTCCAGTACTTACGACCCATGTCTTCTAGTGATGGATCTTTGAACCAGCCACGTACTTCTTGTAGAATGTTACAGCTTTCGCCATACATTTCCATACACGGTACTTGTACTTGTACTGGACGTGACCCTGTGTCACCTTTTACTCCACTAAATGGAAGTTTGATCATCAAACGTTCTACCCAGAAAAAAGTGTTATCTGGATTGCCATCAGGAAGGAAACGCATTGTTGCGGTTTGTCCTTCTTGCATATTCCAAAATGGGTAAATTGCGTTGTCGCCGCCGCCACCGCCACTTGGGCGAGATTCTTGTTGTGCGAGCTTTGCTCGAATTTCTGCTAATGATGCCATAGTTATGCCTCCTATAAATGTTGCCTATGTCTTGTTTTGTATGCCTTAATGTGCAGTACTATTACATACTACACAATATACTTATCATTGTCAAGTGTTTTTTAACAATAATTATAAAAAGTTAGCTGATTATTATAAACCAGCTAACGCTTTAATTCTGTCTGTTTCCGGATAGCGACTAACGTGTGCTTCTTTTGCATTACGCTCTGCTACCATTGCCTCTACTTTTTGAATAAATTGAGCAGCTGGTTCAACATATTGTTCGCCGTAGTCTTTTTCTACCATAGTAAGCACTGCTGTTTCGCCTTTTGGAAACGTTCCGTTTTCTCTATCAAAGTAAGATAGAATGAATTCTCCAATTGGTGTTTTTTCTTTTTCAAGTGTAATCTCGTCGCCGTCTGGGCCTTTAACTTTGTCGCCTTTTTTCTTACCGTCCATCTTAGCCTGACGCACTGCCTTAGCATATGCATTGCCTTCTTCGGTATCTGATTCTTCCCACGGTGCTTTCTTTAGTGTAACTTTTTTACGCTTCTCTCCACGCTCAGGTTCGTCTGATTTTTGCAAAGCACGTTTCATTGCTTTTTCTTTTTCTTCATCGGACATGTTTTTGGCTTCTGCAAACTG